CGTGCAGTAAGAGGCTTGGGTGCTGTCGAGCACAATGTCAGAAACCGGCGCGGCGAGCTCGACCCGCTGCACCCCCTCAACGTGCAGGGCGGCATAAATGGCGGATTTGCGGATATCGCGCCCGAGCCGGTGCTGCGCGGTGATGTATGCGCCGAGCTTTGCTTCGGCGGCGCTGCGCACCGGCTCACTTTCGGGGCCAGGGTAGAGATAAAGGGTGGCGTTAATCCGGTAATCGACAATGCTGGCCGACTGTACCGTCACGCGGTCAGCCACCGGCCTGACGTCCTCGTCGTTGAGTGCATTACGCACCACGGTCAGGAGCTCCTCAGAGGCCGCGCCGTTGCCCTCGCGGGATAGCACCGAGACCGTGACACAGGCCGGTTGCGGGCTGGTCACAGAGATATCAGCGACCCGCCCGTCAGCGCTGCGCCCGTGAAACTCATACGCGCCGACAGACCCGGCCACGCTAAGCCCTTCGAGCGCCTGCTGGATGCGCAGACGAAAATCGCTGTCGGATTCCATCACCGCCGCCACGGGCGGGAATGCCTCTTCATCTGCCGGGGTGATCACCAGGCGCGACACGTTGTAATTCGCCCCGATGACGTCAAGGTCGTTACCGGCAGCGAAGGCGAGCATGGTTGCGCGCGCGGCCTCGTTAACACGCTGACGCCAGATAACTTCCCGGTAGGCGTTTTCCTCAAGGAATTTGGTCAGCGGCTCCGATTCGAGCGCCAGCGTGCGGGCGACCGCCTCCTGCTGCTCTGCCGGAAACAACGAGACAAGTGTCGCCTTGCGCTCAGTCAGAATGCTTTCGTAATCGAGCTGCTCGACCACATCAGGCGCGGGGAGCTGGCTTAAATCAACAATCGGCATGGGTTAGCTCACAGGGATGGTTAACGAAAGGGGGGCGCCGGTGGTGGCAATCTCGCCGGTCAGGCTGACCACCATGCGGCCATCAGACTGACGTTCGGTCGTCACCGCGCTTAGCGTGATACGCGGCTCCCACTTCAGCACGGCGAAATAACAGGCCACCTTGATTTGCAGTTCAAGCGCCGGGGTCTGGGGCTGGTCAATCAGGGAAGACAACAGCGAGCCGTAATCACGGCGCATCACCCGCGAGCCGACGGGCGTGCGCAGGATATCGCTGAGGCTCTGGCTGATGTGCTCCGCGTCCGTCAGCGCCCTGCCGGTGCTGCGGCTCATACCGATATAACGCGCGGTCATAGTGGCGCTCCGGTTGTTCCGCCGCTGTCGCCGGGGTGTTTATGGGTGTGCAGTACCTTGCCGTTAGAGGAGAGCGCGCCGCCGGTGTGCTCGATGTTGCCGTGCAGGGTGCCGCCCTGTTGCACTTCCAGCGAGCCGGTGATAAGCCTCCTGGTGCAGACCACTTCCGGCGTATCAAGCGTGATGCGTGAGGACGCTTTAACGGTCACCACAGGCACCGTCGCGGTCAGGGATTCAGAGGCGGTTACCGTGGCGGTTTTGATGCCGCTGACGGTCAGGGCGCTGGTTTTCGGTTCGTACTCAATTACCGCGCCATCGGGGAATGCAACATGCCACGCATCGGCTGAGGCAGACGGGGCGGGGTTGCCGTCGGAAAAAATGCCCGGCAGCACAAAGGCGGTATCGAGCTCGCCGCCCACGGCCAGAATAAGCACCTGCTCGCCGATGGAGGGTGCCCACCATGTGCGGGCGCGACCGGCGCGCTGCGTCAGCCACTGGAGCCAGTCGGTAACAATGCCGCCGGTCTGCACACGGCAGCGCCCGGCACTGAGATCGGTTTCGACCACAATGCCGGTGCGTACCATGTTGCGGAGTGCGCGGGCAAGTTCATTGATGTTTGCTGGTATGTTCATACGACAGAGAATGCCGCCGGGGTAATCCGGCGGCAATCATTAGGCGTTATCTCACACATAGCACAGCTTTATGAGTTTACTAGAAGAAGAATATATTTAATCAAAGTGCTTATTAAGATCACATAACTCGTCCATGATCAGAAAAGAGTCTTGTTTCGTAAAAATCTGAAGAGTAATTTTGAACTCTCTCTCCCTGAAAGGATTAATTTTTATGAAGGCAAAGGATGTTTTTACTCCGGGTGGTTATCCAACACACACGCTTATTGAAGATCACCTTTTAGAAAAACAACAACAATTGTTGGATGCACTGGATACCGGGACTACATTGGTTTCTATCTCCGGTCCGTCAAAATCAGGAAAAACAGTTTTTGTCAGGAAAGTACTTGGCACGGATAATTTGATTTCAGTCACAGGCGCAGGCATCCAGTCTGTAAATGAATTATGGATGCGCGTGTTTGATCTTTTAGGGACGCCTATTTCTCAGGTTCAATCAAAGACAGGCACTACAACAGTCACCGGTAGTGGAAAGGCATCTGCTGGGGCAAGTATTTATGTTGCTAAGGGAAACGTTGAAGGGTCACTTTCAGCTGGATATAGTTCCGCCTCCCAGACAACAGAAGCATTTTCAGTTGATATGCTAGCTTTATTAAAAAATGAAATAGGAAATACGGATTTTGTTATTTTCGTAGATGATTTTCATTACATAAGCCGCGACATCCAAGCCGAATTAGCAAGGCAAATTAAAGACGCAATAGCAAGTGGCTGTAAATTTATTTGCGCATCTGTCCCTTATCATTCCGACGATGTTATTAGGGGGAACTCTGATTTGCGAGGGAGGATTTTTAATATTGACTTCGACTATTGGGATGAGCCAACCTTAAAAAGGATTGCAATAAAAGGGTTTGACCTTCTAAATATATCCCCTTCTGATGAAATACTAAATCGACTAGTAAAGGAATCGGCAGGTTCTCCCCAATTGATGCATTATCTTTGCCTCAATTCATGTTATGAATTAGACACGCGTGAAAAGTCTATTGTGGCAAAACCTTATCCTAATGATCCAATACTGCTAGAAAAAGTTTGTAGAAGGACATTAGCATCCGCTGATTACAGTTCAATTGTAGAAAAAATGAAAGAAGGGCCAAAGGTAAGGGGTTCTGATAGAAAAGCTTACATTTCAAAAGAAGGATGGCAGGGTGACGTTTATGTCTTCCTGCTCAAAGCGCTCGCAAGTGACCCACCAAATTTAACTTTTCGTTATGCGGAATTAGTTAAAAGAGTTTCAGAACTTTGTCAAGGAGATAGCCCAAGCGGTTCAAGTATAACCAGCGCTTGCCAACACTCAACGGCAATTGCAAATGATGCGGCAAATAATAATATCATTGAGTGGGATCAAGATAGCGACGTTTTAGATATTAGAGACCCATATTTATTATTTTTCCTGCGCTGGGATTAAACTTTTATTTGAAGATGCATCATTTTTGGAGTGCGTGGATTATGCAATTTTCAATAATTGCATAATCATCCTCCCCATAGCCAAGTAACTCTCTCCTTGCGTAGGGGATTTTTTTTGCATTAGGTAGAGCCTTATCCATTAAGCCATATTGATGAACTCTAGCAATGCGCTGTACTTTGCCGGTAAATTCCACTACCGCCGCGCTGTCATTGCCACTGGCTTTCATATAGCGGGCGGTTCGCAGCTTTGCGAACATCTCCCGCTTAACCCGGCCTTTCTTGTCCCTTATGCGCTGGGGTTTGCGCGGGGCATATGCGGTGCCGTCGGGCGCTTTCTGCGATTTAATGCGCTGCTGCTGACTCTGGCGCAGCCTCTTCGCAATATCCACAGCCAGACGGCGACGAGCGGCGGGTGACATCGCATCGAGCAGGCCTTTCAGCTTCTCCTCGAACGGCTTAAATTCACTCATCCCACTTACTCACCAGCTCGCCGTGCACATAAAGCTCGACCGGGCGTGTCACCGGCTCCGGCGGCGGCGGTTCGGGGATGTTCTCCACATGCAGCGCTGCGCCCACCTCCCTGACCAGCGTGCGCTCGGTCATTAACAGGCTGATGCTGATATCGAAACTGCTGTCGTTGTTGATATCTGCCTCAAAGGTAAAGCCCTTTTTCTGCCCGGTGTCGGTGCTGAGAATATCCGGTTGATGCTCGCGCAGCCACGCCAGCACCGGCACGAGGATCAGGTCAAAATCGCCGGTAAAATCGGTCACCACTACATTCAGGCTGTACTGCTTTTCGAAGGATAACGAGCTCGCCAGCGTGGCGGCGATATTGCCGCCGTCCACATACAGGCGCAGCATTTCCGGGTTTGTTGCCAGCACCGGCACGGCATCAGCCAGGGCTTTTCGCAGGCTCTCGGGTTTCAGCATCAATTTCGTCCTGGCAGTGTTTGATGGTTTCGACCTGGAGCGCGCAGTTTTCCAGCGCGCGCTCAAGGTTGCGTATGTCAGCGCTCAAATCGCCGTTGGTCTGCGGATCACTTCCCGGCATCGGGCAGAGGCTGACTTTCGGGCAGGCGCTGTAAACAATCACCGGCACTGGCGCAGGCGGCGCGGTGGTGCAACCGGCGCACAGCATCAGGCAGGTCAGCGCTGTACCAGCGGCGAAAGGCATCATTTTCATTGAGTAACCTCGTTATGGTCTGCTCGCGGCGGGCTTCCCGCACGCTGGCAGCGTCAAGTTTCTGGCGCAAATCCACCTGCGCCCGTTCGTTTTTGTCCGCCCGGTCATGGGCGACACTGAGCTGAATTTTCAGCATCCCGATCGTGTTTTTTTGCTCACCGGCAACCCGGTTTGCGCGCTCGAACGACCCGCGCAGCGTGTTGTTTTCCTGACGCATCCACAGCAACCCGGTAACGGCCAGAACCAGCAAAATAATCATTGTCTTCATTGCGCCCCCTTCAGGCAGTATTCGCGCTCGCGCTGTCGCCGGTTTTCAAGCCCGGTGTTTTTCACGCCCCTGACATAAACCCAGCGCGGGAGCTGGTCGCATGCCTGTTTCCATTTTTTCTCGTTGAGGAAATACACCAGTGTTGACCGGCACGCCGCGCCGGTGCCGACGTTAAAGGCAAAGCTGACCACAGCGTCATAAACGTGCTGAGGCATCTCAACCGGCGCGCAGATCGCGAGACGCCGCTCGGTGCCGAGCACATCCGCGACAAGGTTTGTCGCCGCCTCCCGTTCGGAAATGTCACGCGCAGGCGTGACCCCGGCAGTGTGGCCGATGCCTGACGTCCACACCCCGGCGCTGCACTGGTAGGGGCGCAGGCGACACCCCTCAAGGTCAGCCAGCAGGGCGAGACCGTCCTGCGAGGTGTGAAGCAGCCGGAAATCCGGCACCAGTACCGCCAGTAACAGCACGGCGGCCACACTGCAGCGCTTAACGATTGATGACATTACCGATCTCCTTACCGCTGAGAGGGCGTTGTCCGAGCTGAGCCAGAAGGGCATAACTTTTCCGGCGGTAATACCAGTTAACGCCTACCGTCAGCGCCACGCCTATCACACCGGCGTAAGCCGCAAAATCCTGCGGGGTGACCGCGCCAAACGCCGCCAGTGCGGCACTCAGCCAGTAGGCGATAAAAGAGGTGATGCGTTCCATATTCAGTCCCACAGGTTGACGGCCTCCGCGACAGGTGAAGTGTGAATGTCCGGCAACTCGACGGGAGTGCCGTGCGGCAGCACAGCCCCGAGCTCTGCCAGACCCGGATTAACCGCGAGGACGGTCTCAACGATGCCCGCCGTGCGCCCGTAATACCGGGCGCAGATAACGTCGAGCGTGTCGCCCTGGTGCGCGATGACTTTCATCAGATCTGCCCCACGATGCAGCGGGGTTTGTCCTCGATGCGTGCCACTGACCAGCGCATATCCCGCCACAGCTCATCGACCGTGGTGTCGATGCTGTCGGCTTTCTTGTCACCACGGGCGCTCGCATCCACGCCGCGATAACGCTCGTACAGCGTGGCGGTTGCCATCGCACATACGGCGCGCTCGTAATGGAAAACACGCACGCTTTCACCGTCGAGCGAGTCCGACGGCACATCCGCGAGGCGGGCAAACCCGGCCTTAATCTGGTTTTCGCGCCAGTCGTAAAGCTCCGCGTTGGTCTCGGCGATGCCGGTTTTGATGGCGTTGCGCAGCCGTGCCGGGGCAATGGTCTGCTCAAGGCGCATCAGTTCGCGCACGCGCTTCGGGTCGATGGCGGGAAAGAAAAAGGTGTTTTCAATCACCGGCTCACTGTCTGCGTTCGGCGGGATAACAACCGTCCTGCCCGGCGGCGGTACATCGTTTTTAATAATCAGCGTCGTCATGACTACCTCAGAAAGGGTGGGCGGTGGACGCCGGTCGCAGACAGGGAAAATCCCTCATTGACCGGCGTGCCGCCCTGGCGCGGGGCGCATTCTTTTAACCGGTGACCTTGCGCGGGCGACCCCGCCCCCGTTTCACCGGCGTCGTTGTTTTTTTCGCTTGTGCAGCTTTCGCGGGCGCTTTCGGCGCGGGCTTTGCGGCGGCGGGCTTCGGATTCAGTTCCCGCGTGAGGCGCTCAATGTCTTTCCTCACTCCGGCATTGCGGTCGAGCTGTACGGCGCGCTGCAAATGGGTCATCGCGTCATGAAGCTGACCCGCATCACGCAGCGTCAGGCCGGTGACTTTATGCAGGCGGGCGCGTACCTCATCAGGCATATCCGCCTGCGCCGTCAGGCTGAGGGTCTCCAGCAGGATCGCCGCGCTCACCGGCTGACCGGCATCGCGGGCACGCAGTGCGGCGAGCGCTACCTCTTCGGCCAGCATGTAAGGCACGGTGCGGGCGTGTTTCTCCGGCATAGCGAGGCTATAGCGCAGGGCGTAGCGGGCGATTTCCAGCGCGCCGGGGAGAGCACCGGCATCGAGACGCCACAGCATCACCGTCACCAGAATGTCATCCTGCGCACCGGTGCCGTTTTCCAGCACGGCGGTTACCCACGGCAGGTAAAACGGCAGCAGCGCACGTTTTTTCTCTGCCTTAAGCTCTTTCGAATGGATCTCTTTGAGCGTTCTGCGGTCTGCGGCCAGCTTGACGAGCATCTGCTCGTAAGGCGTGGCATGACGCAGCGGGGCGTTATCCCGCTGCGAGGCCAGCATGGCTGAGACCCGCATCGCATGACGTTGCGCGGGGGTCGCCATTGGTTACGCTCCTTCGCCGGTAGTTGATGCTCCGCCACTCTCTGCCGGGGCGGCATTACCGGCCATCAAGGATTTCATGGCGTTGACCATTGCCGCCGCAAATACGTCTGCGCTGGTGCCTTCCGGGGTTTCCACCTCTTCCGGCTCAAGGAGCTCAATGTTTTCAATCAGGCACCCGGCTTCGTAATCCTCGATAACGAAATCGACTTTTACCTGCTCATAGTTTTCCACCTGATCGAGCTGCGGGTTTTCAATAATGTGGCGGCGATGACCGTCCTCGTACAGATAGATAGAGAGGTTATCCAGAGTAGTGACCAGAATGGCGTTAGCCGGGAAGAACGGTGCGCGCACGGCCTGCAACTGGCCGATGGTTTTCTGGCTGATAATCAGCTCACCGGCAAGCTGCTCGGTGTTGGGCTGGAATTTGTTGATCATCGGGAAATATTTGTCGGTCAGGATGCGACGACCGCACACGACAACCATTTCCGGGTTTTCGCGGTGAATTTCAGCAATGAGGGACTCGTGCGCATCCATAACCAGTGCGTCGAGATTTTTGTAGTGACCCTTTTTACCGACCTTGATGGTAGAGGAGATCACTGCGCCCGAGTCATCAGTTACGTTACTCATGACACGCTGCGGCGCGTCGTTGCGGTATTTCTGCAACCAGCCGACCGCCACATCCTGAAGAAGCGGATTTTTCTGGCGGTCAGAGGTTGCCGCACGGCTCACGCCATTAAAGCCGATGGTGATGTAGTCCAGCGCCTGACGCTTGACGATCGCATCGCGGATGCGGGTCTGGAAGTCCTGAAAACGCGCCCACAAATCGAGCTTGTTATATTTCAGGTGATAATCGAAGTTCACCGGCTTACAGAAATAGCGATAGGCGTCCATCTTCGAAAAATCGGCGGTCTGGCGCTTCACACCGTTGTCGGTGTCGGCGGTGCTGGCAATGGTGCCGTTCACATCGATGCCGACTTTCTCCTCGGTCAGCTCGCGCACCACCACCATGTTGATCTGTTGCAGAAAGGAGGACGACTGCTGGATTTTTTCAAACAGCGTCTGCGTCACTGACGGCTCAACACTGAATTTTTTATTCAGGTCTTCAACCCCGATGCCGTTGAGCTCGGCGAGGCGGGTCAGGTACTGGTTAAACTTGAAACGGGTCTCTTTACGCATGGTGTTTTCCTGTTGTGAAAAATGTCGGATTAGCAGTCGGTCAGGGTGACGGATGCCCCTTCGCCGCCGGTGCTGAGCGTGCGGCGCGGCTGCGTCCCATCCGGTGTTTTGTCCAGGGTGGCGGTGATCGCACTGAGCTTCGCGCCGGTTGTGGTTGCCTGGTCAGTCAGTCGCTGATTCAGCGTGGCGATTTCGCTTTCGAGAGATGAAAAGCGCGTCTCAGCGTTGTCGGTGCTGGTCTGCACACGCTCGGCGATAGTGGTGACCGCTTCATGCACGTCGCTGAAACGCGCGTCGTCGCTGGTCTGCTTGCGGCTGAAAATGGATTTAACCGAGTCGGTCAGTTTGTTGAGCAGGGTGTCGGGCACGTCCTCAAACTCCAGCTCGGCAAGGGAGGCGACAGAGAAGAGATTCTCCGGGCTCATCTTGAATCGCTGTAGCGGGTTATGTTTCGCCTTGCTGCAGAACTCCAGATATTCGGTGCCGAGGCTTGCCGGGTCATCAGTGACGGCCAGGCCGACCAGATAGCACTTGCCGCTGTTGGCAAAGTTGGGCTGAATTTCCATGGAGGTGTAAACCTTCTGGCCTTTCGCCACCATATCGACCAGGGTGTCGAGCGGCGCGATTTTGCCGTAGAGCGCCAGCTTGCCGTTAAGCGCGGAGTCGTCCTCAATTGTCTCCGCTTTCAGTTCGATCACATCGCCGTAACGGGCAAACACGCCATCCGGCAGAAGCCCGCGCAGATGCTCAAGGTTGATGCGGCAACCGTAAACGCGTGGGTCGAATGAATCGGCCATTTCCTGAATATCCGTCGCGCTGATTACACGCCCGTCGCAGGTGTCGCCCTCGACGCCGATACGAAAGAATTTTGATACTTTTTTTGCCATCGTCAGGAGTCCTGATTGTGTGAAGGATTGCGTTCTGTCGGGGTGTAGTTTCCCGGCTCGTTCGCTGGTTCGCCATCAGTCACAGATGGCTTGCCGCCTGCACATCAGCCCCTTAGCGAATCGCTGCCCGCGCTTCAGTAGCCTTGCCCTGTACTGATTACGGCGAGGCACGCATGACCATCACCACCGACACCACACTCCTGAACGACCCGCGACGGCAGGCCGCGCTGCTCTACTGGCAGGGGTTTTCCGTGCCGCAAATCGCGGAAATGTTGCAGACCAAACGCCCGACGGTGCAGAGCTGGAAACAGCGCGACGGATGGGACGAGACCGCCCCGCTAGACCGGGTGGGGAACACGCTTGAGGCGCGCCTGATTCAGCTTTACGCCAAGCCCGACCTCACCGCGCATGATTTCAAGGTTGCTGATTTTCTGGCGCGCCAGCTGGAGCGCTTCGCCCGCATCAACCGTTACGGCCAGACCGGCAACGAGGCGGATCTCAATCCCAGGGTGGCGAACCGTAACAAGGGCGAGCGTAAGAAGCCGAAAAAGAACTATTTCAGCGAGGAGGCGATAGAGAAATTACAGGAAATTTTTTTCGACCAGTCATTTGAGTATCAGCTCAACTGGCATAAGGCCGGGCTTGAGCACCGTATTCGCCATATCCTGAAATCTCGCCAGATTGGCGCGACATTTTATTTTGCCCGCGAGGCGCTGCTGCGCGCCCTTGCGACCGGTCAGAACCAGATATTTTTATCGGCATCGAAAACACAGGCGTATGTGTTCCGCAAATACATCATCGCGTTTGCGAGGCTGGTTGACGTTGACCTGAGCGGCGACCCGATTGTCATCGGCAATAACGGCGCAGAGCTGCTTTTCCTCGGCACCAACAGCAACACCGCGCAGAGTCATAACGGCGACCTGTATGTCGACGAGATTTTCTGGATACCCAACTTCCAGAAATTACGCAAAGTTGCCTCGGGCATGGCGTCACAAAAACACCTGCGCACGACCTATTTTTCGACCCCGTCCTCACTCGGTCACGGTGCTTACCCGTTCTGGTCAGGCGACCTGTTTAACCGCGGGCGCGCCAGCGCCAGCGAGCGGGTCGAGATTGATATCAGTCACGCGGCACTCGCGCGCGGTGTGGCGTGTGCGGATGGTCAGTGGCGGCAGATTGTCACCATCGAGGACGCACTCGCCGGGGGCTGTACCCTGTTTGACCTGGACACGCTGCGCCGCGAAAACAGCGCAGACGACTTCCGCAACCTCTTTATGTGCGAGTTTGTCGATGACAAGGCGTCGGTATTCCCGTTCGAGGAGCTGCAACGCTGCATGGTCGACAGCATGGAGGAATGGCAGGACTACGCGCCGTTTGCTGACCGGCCATTCGGGCATCGCGTGGTGTGGATTGGTTACGACCCGTCGCACCGGGGCGACAGTGCCGGATGCGTGGTTATCGCGCCGCCGGTTGTTGCAGGGGGCAAGTTCCGCATCCTGGAGCGCCATCAGTGGAAAGGCATGGACTTTGCCACCCAGGCCGAGTCCATTCGCGCCCTTACGCAGAAATATAACGTGGAATACATCGGCATCGACTCGACCGGTCTCGGTCAGGGCGTGTTCCAGCTTGTGCGCTCGTTCTATCCGGCTGCGCGTGATATCCGCTACACCCCCGAAATGAAAACCGCCATGGTGCTCAAGGCCAAAGACACCATCACGCGCGGTTGCCTGGAGTATGACGTCAGCGCAACCGACATCACACAGTCGTTTATGTCGATTCGCAAAACCATGACCAGCAGCGGGCGCAGCGCCACCTACGAGGCCAGCCGCACCGAGGAAGCCAGCCACGCTGATTTAGCCTGGGCAACCATGCACGTACTGATTAACGAACCGCTGACCGCCGCAACCGGCCAGCCGTCATCCTCCATTCTGGACTTCAACTGATGAGCAAAAATAAAAAGAAATACACACCGAAACCGCGCCAGCAGACCGCCGCACCCGCGCAAAGCATGGAGGCATTTACCTTCGGCGAGCCGGTGCCGGTGCTCGATAAGCGCGACATTCTGGATTACGTGGAGTGCATCGATAACGGTCAGTGGTACGAGCCGCCGGTCAGCTTCTCCGGACTGGCGAAAAGCATGCGCGCCGCCGTTCACCACAGCTCGCCGATTTACGTGAAGCGTAATATTCTCGTGTCGACCTATATTCCGCACCCACGCCTTTCCCGGCAGGATTTCAGCCGCTTTGCCCTTGATTACATGGTGTTCGGGAATGCGTTTATTGAGGAGCGCCTGAGCGTCACAGGTAAGCCAGTGAAGTATGAAACCTCCCCGGCGAAATACACCCGGCGCGGCGTCGAACAGGACGCTTACTGGTATATTCAGAACTTCACAAAGCCACACCAGTTTGCACCCGGCTCGGTGTTCCACCTGCTGGAGCCGGATATCAACCAGGAGCTTTACGGGGTGCCGGAATATCTGAGCGCACTTAACTCAGCTTGGCTCAACGAGAGCGCGACCCTGTTTCGCCGCAAGTATTACCAGAACGGGGCGCACGCCGGTTACATCATGTACGTCACCGACGCGGCGCAAAGCAGTACTGACGTTGAGGCGCTGCGCAAGGCCATGCGTGATTCGAAAGGGCTCGGTAATTTCAAGAACCTGTTTTTTTATGCGCCGAACGGTAAGGCCGACGGAATAAAAATTGTGCCGCTCAGTGAAGTCGCCACCAAAGACGATTTTTTTAACATTAAGAAGGTAAGTGCTGCCGACCTGCTCGATGCTCACCGCATCCCGTTTCAGTTGATGGGCTGCAAGCCAGAAAATGCAGGCTCTGTCGGGGATGTTGAGAAGGTGGCAAAGGTGTTTGTGCGCAACGAGTTGATTCCGTTGCAGGCGCGTTTTCAGGAGCTTAACGAGTGGGCGGGCGAGGAGATCGTCAGGTTTCAGAAATATAGCCTCGAGGTGGAGTAACATTAATGGCACGTACTTTTAAAAGTGCGTGCCATTACAAAGAATTTGAATACATACTGGTGCTTGCATATCATTAATCAAAAAGCCTATTTTTTTCTTGTGAGCGTAATTTCCCCAGCAGTGTTCATGTTATTTTGCCAGCAACGATTTGTCCAAAATACTCCTTTCATTTCCATTGGGTCATTTTTAAAAACCCGCAACCTTGCTGCCCCTTCATAAAATAGCGCATCAGTTTTAGAGGGGGAGTCATTCATCACCTTAAACATATACAACAATTCGAAATTGCCATCATCCGCCCTCTCAACTCTACAATATTTTGCGTAAGTTCTTCCTATGGTCGTATCGCCTATCATTTTTATAGAGAAGAAATCAGCGATTATCTCTAATTCGAATTGTACGTATGTGTTTTCGATGTAATTAGATTTAACTTTTGCAACCCACACACCATTAAAATTTGGACAGAAGTTTTTCTCAAAATAGCCAATGTAACAATATTTCCATAAGTATTTACCAAACACCCAAGCCAATATAGTTACGGCACTGATAGTAAAAGATACAGACCTAACTGCTGGAATTTTGAAAAGCTCATGAAATATGAGATATAAACCAATAGATAGCACAATTGGCAAACCATATTTTATCTTTGAAGGCATTAACTCCCACATATTAAAATCTCCAGAATCGCTTAACAACTCTTTTCACCGTTCTCGCAGGCTTCACAGTGACATTGATAACTTCAAAACCAACTACCTGTCTATTATGGGTGATAATACACTCCATAGTATGGGACCCAGTATAAGCAGTTTCTCTTTTATGACTTTCATTAACTTTCCCGCTTACGCTATGACCAATGTCATTTGCATCGTTTGCCTGATCACCTACATTTCTTACTGTCCACTGAGCTTGCGATAAAGCATTGTAAGACAATGAGTTACATATGGTAAAGGTAAGAGAATCGCCTTTATTAACAATTATGTTATTAATCTTATTAGATAAATAGGTCTCGATGTGAGTGCCATTTTTATCATATCGACAAATGGATATTTCGGGCGACGTAGTGAGGGCTGGGAGTCCAACTGATGTGCTGTCATGTGTTACTGTTATCTGAGGAAAATAATGCTCAAAAAGGTTGGAGAGATTTATGGCTTTCTCATTTTCTTCATATTCCAAGCAGTCCAAGCAAGTTGCCTTTAGGTGGCTTAATTTTTCAAGGGCGAAAGCATGAGAGTCATAAGGCATTACTAATATGTTTGACCCGTTTAATGGGTTGAGAACTTCGAATTCATTTTCAAGTTCATTACAAATATTTATAACAGTATGAATAAAAGTATCGTCCTCTCTAGCTTGGATGGATAGATTTTGTGCAACTAAAACATTTATCGCCAATGATGGTATTTTTTTATAACTCTTACCACTCCACTGTATATTCACCCAAGCCTTGACATAACGTACAACACGCTTCATCAGAGCTCTATCTTTTTTATCATAATATGCATTTGTCAACCAATCCTGAATTGATTTTGGATCGCTCTCGGTCCATTCCTTATCAGTTGCTAGTTTAATTTTATCATCTGTTTTAAAGTATATAGGTGTATCAATTGTCAGGAAAGAAGGAAACTTCAACCCCTCACATGCATTTTTCGATTCTTGAATCGTTGCTTCATTATTTATTGCACAATAAGATTGGAGTGCATCCTTTAAGGTATCCTTAACATCTTTTGATGAAATACCCTCTTCCTCTGCATCAAAAAATAAATATATACCAACATCAATGTCGTAGGTTGAATACTTATCAACTGGTTTAATTAAAGTGCTGCTTTTATACGAGCCTTGCAACCAAAACTTAACATCACATTGAAATGCTTCTTTTAACTCAACCCTCAAAAACTCAATTAGTTCGTTTTTTTTAGCGATGCCTTTTTCTGAAACAACGGAAGATAATTTTATTCTTTCATGCAATGAATTATCGCCAGGAAAGAAAAGCTCACCACAATTCATAGCCGCACCTTTAAGATTAATGATTTTCAAGTTAGCTAAATTAATGAGTGGAGAAAAGCTTGTGCTCCATTCAATTAATCACATGGACATTAAAAAATGCATTTTTTTCTAATTCGTTTGAAAATACACACCTATAGCTTTTCAGATTATGACAGCACATTACCCACACAACCGCAACCATTTAAGATCAGTTTTGCTAGAAAAATCCAATGTTAAAAAATCATTTTATGCTTGAGCGCGCAGTGCTTTCCCCGCCTCGCCTGCCCGCTTTGCGTGTCGGTTTAAATGCAGTTGCATCGGGTCAGCAGATCCTTGCCAGTACTGGCTCCGTTCAGCATCTCGAAAATTACGTGACGCATGCAAAACGATGCAGTAATGCATGCAGCCCATTTAAGGGGTGGTGTCTCGTATTATTAACGCGCGTTTATTGATGCTTCTCACGCGTTATAGCACGATAAATTTTACCCAATACATACACGGCCAGAATGCCGAATAATATTGATGAAACCGCAAAAAATACAATTGACGAGAGGAAGGGACTGAACAAACCACCCAAGCTCGTAAAGTCGCTAAGTCTGGCAAGTATGTCATTAGGAACCGCCCTTAATATAATCTCGGGAATTATTAGAAATGAAATAATTGCAGCCGCGACATAAATGAGTATTTTTCGACTTTTTTTCATCTTCAACCTTGCCCCTGTGAGCGACCATGATCAATCATTAGCCTACAATGTTACAACAAGGCACATGGAAATGGCACAAAACTATCTTAAGTGGAAATCGGAAACAGACAGGAACATGGCTATAGCTGTAACGAAGGCTTTAAGAGAGATCCATGAAGGCCAAATGGAAACCATTGAAAAGGTGAAACTTGGTAGCCAAAGGGTTATTAATTATGGCTCATGTTTCGTTACTAACGAATACTACAGAAGCACTTGCCATGAGCAATGGAGCGAAGATAAGCGCTTGTATTTGTCCTTGCTAGAAATATACAAAAGAAATGATGTCGTGCTTGATATGGTCGAACTTTACTTTCGCAAAGCTTTCAAGCGCCTCGGAGAAAGCAAAACTAATACGCTTGTTTCTTACTTGAAGGAGAAAATTGGAGACGGAGCTCATTTTGCAGCTAACCGCTCAAACAAGCTCGCTATTTCATTTACTATTGCTAAATTGATCATAAGCAGTGGTGATTTTCAAGAGTCATTTATTCGAAACGTGAATCGAATGTCTACTTGGTTTGTTCAACTAACGACATTTTATTCCAAGGCTGAGGTAGCGGCACAGGCGGCAAGGAAACTTAAATTCCAAGATGCGGAATATTATCAAGCACTTTATCAAGAAAAGCTAGAGATGCTGTATTTCCTTATCGAACCTCAAATGTCGAAAGTAATTTACGAGTTTCAATCCGGTGGGAATAATGAAGAGGTTATCGGTAACGCGTTATACGAGATGTTAAAAAAATGAAAAGGTTTTTCTTGTTTTTATGGGGCGCTCACTCTCACTTAGTTCCCATCGCCCTTATACTGGCAGGAGCCTTTTTATTTATTAAGTTCATCCCCGGCTATTCTGGTGTTCTTACTTTTATATGGTTCTTAGTCGTTTCTTATTTATATCTCAAATATAACAAATGGTATTGATAGCCCGCTATAAAGGGCTATCCCTTTGAATTTTGGTTTTTTTCTAACGTTAGAATAATGATAAATTTGGATCTTCCTCCGCTGTTAAAAACTCCATATACATTGATTCAGCTGAGTTGACTGAAATCATAAATTGCATGCCCTCTATGAGCGAAACTGGCCTTTCTATACCGAAAATGAACGCATCCGTATAAGTTCGACCTACCCAAAAGCCGCCGCCATATTCTTTCAGTCGCTGGAAAAAGACCCAGCCGCCATCTACAAACCTTGGCAGGCCTTCGCCACGTTTAACTACCTGATAATTGCTATCTTTAACGCCCATATTTTATCCTGTCGCCTCGCTATGCTCATTGCCCAACGCTGCAACACGATGAACAAGTTATCGCATTGCAGCGTTAATAATCTCAGCTTACCTTCTTGGTATTTTCAGTATCGTCCAAACATAAGTTATTCAGCATTATAAAAAATATCTTCTTCTCGTTTGCTGTGTTCGTCGTTCGCTAATTCAGCAATAAGAGCAAGCGCAAGCTTTAAGTCTGCCGGGCGGCAATCTGCATTAATTGCCACATCAGCAATGAATTGTACAAAAGACCATTTCAGCTCTGCCCGGCTGCTTTGCTCACTAAACATCAAACCCCCACAAAATCCTTTACTGTATGCATATACAGTATGCATGTAATCTCTAAAATTGTGAAGAAAAATTAACGCTGCAACATTTTTGTAGGTGCTTGAAATAGCATGTTATTGAACGTTGAGGTTGTTGCGAGCCAATGATTTGACGCGTCCTAAAATCTTTTTTGAACGTTCGTGGTGCGAAGGTGATGCTGGGAATATGTCCCCATTAACAGACCCACGATACCACTTTCCACCGATGCAACTTTTACCGTGCGCTATAAGGTGTAGTGCTTCGCCCCTATTTAAAGTGATCCCGGTTAAAAGGTGAATTTCGTCAATAGTTCTGGCTATTGCTACGTCCTGCTCTGCCGTCCCGAGTGTAAAGTGGCGATGAACAGTGGTTTCTTTGCCCCTTAAGCGGTTGGTTAGCTGGCGTCGCTCATAACGGTTTAGGGGTTTAGATAAGTCCAGTGCCGGTGGATCGCTTTCGCTTCCCGTACAGTTATTGACAGAACTCCGAGAGGGCGCGGTCGCGCCCTTAAGGTCAACAGCCAAATCAACGGCACGCTTCGGAACAATTTTCCACTGCGTGAGTCGGGTCAGAACAGGGGAGGCAGCGCCGACCGTTGCGTCGTAGACGCCACGAATGCAGACAGTCTCCTCACCGTACTGGTTAAACTCAGCGCGCGGCTCATAAAGCGTGCGCACCTGCAATTCGTCACGGCGCACAAACGCGCCGCCCTGCGCATTGACATAGCCTGCCCAGTCACCCGCGTCAGCGGCATCATGTACCGCTGCAAATTCTACACTCAGACCGTGGGCGGTCTCGGTATCAGCCAGACGGCGTAATTCACGGTATACGGTCACCGGCGCGCCACCGATAAACTGAAACTGACGGATGTGCCAGCGAGCCGCCCAGGCAGAAACTGCGGGAGCCGTCTCTTTCAGTAGCTCACCGCTTTCATCATCTTTCTCACTGTCGAGAGCGTAACCATCAATATTTTTTGAGATGTATTTAGCAACATAGCCCGTTGCGCTTCCCTTCTCCGGATCGATGGCTTCAGCATGAAAACGTGCCTTTTTCGCCTTGTCACTCCTGAGCTCACTTTCATCTTCCTGCCACGCATAATCACGGATGATCTTACGCACGCGCTCAACATCTTTCGGCAGCATAAACATCAGCATGTGCCAGTGCGGGGTAGCGTCGTGGTGTGGTTCCGCAACGCGGATGCCAAATATGCGGATATCTTCCCGATGGAGTTTGGCGCGGATGCGCGCCCAGAGTGAGGTTAAATAGCCCTGAGTATCGGAGGGGCTCGCGCCGTTCCACTTGTGGTTACGGTAGCCCGCTTTTGTTGTGGCGTGATATTTCGACGGCGCGGTCAGCGTGTAGAACTCACCCACATAGCCCAGCTCGTTGCAGATATTTTCGAAGCCACGGATGCGGGTCATCAGCTCGCAGCGGCGAATGGCCGGATTAGCCACCGAGCCGTCATATTTATCGATGAGGCTGATGCGGTTCCCGTCTTCGTCCTCAAGCTCCAGCCCTTTCAGAAATTCGCGGGTGCGGCGCTTCTGCTCGCGCCAGTCAGTGACGCAGTTTTTACTCGCGTAAACATGTTTTTTCTTGCTGACGTTACCGACGGCAATTTGCAGATGTTCACGCCATGCAGCTGCGACCCGGCGCAACCGGCCACGCCACCACGTTTCGTTAAACATGCGCATGACAGCCGGGGCGATTTCGTCCTGGCCTGCATATTTCTTTGTTACGCGCTCCCAGTGGGGCGGCGTTACGTTGAACTGCAACGCAATCATTCCGGCGCGCATATACCATCGATACAGCGTTTTCAGCTCACCGGCTTCGGTGTCGTCATTGTCTGCCAGTTCTGAGCGGATAAAGTTGGCGATATCAGCCGACAGCAGATCGATATCGGCTTTAGACATATCCGGGAGCCGGTTGTAACGCGCAACCATATTCACCAGACGCGACGCCATATACTGCTGATCTTTTGTGTCGAAATGTCCGTTGAATACAGCGGCAGAAACGTCGCTCCTGATGCCGGAGGCCTGGTATTTTCTTGCGACCAGTTCAAGGCGCGGCAATGCTTTTTTGCAGAAGCTGATTAAAAAGGCACTGGCTCGCTGACTGTCGTGATGTTGCTCCAGCGTGGAAGCAGTGCGCATCACGTCATAGCGCACACATTCAGGCTGGAGGGATAACGCTTTGCGCGCATGCAGCAACGCCGCAATCATGCGATCGCGGCGATGCTGTTCTGAATAGGTCAGATAAGGGCTGGCTATTGCTGAGCGAGGAGCATTCCAGGCGTAAGCGTAAGAAATTGCCACTTACACGCCCCGGTAATGTCTGGTTTTGATCTCTGCTATTTGCTGGCAGGTCACGCAGAGTGCGACGCCGTGTATCGCCATACGGCGGGCTTTCGGGATAGGTGCGTCGCAATCCTCGCAGGTAAAGCGGGAAGGTGCAGAGATACGGCTGCGCGCGATGCTGATAAGGCGCTCGCGTTCTTCCTGCTCGCGTTGCTGAATGAGATCCATTGCATCGGCCATTAGTGGATCTCCATAGCCTGATGGCGATAAATTTCGCTTTCCTGCAACAACAGTTCCAGCGCTTCGTTAATGTCGAGTTGGTTGGTTTTAATGTGGTTAGCAAGGTTAACCATACGGCTTGCCATAACTTCCGCACGCGCACGGCGCTCTTGCATCCGCGCATCCGTCAGCAGCTGGTTAAGGCCAGACTTATCAAGTGTGGTTTTAGTGGTACGAGTAGTGGTATTACACATAATTGACTCTCCTGATTGCGGGCAATAAGAAGCCCGGCGGGTTTACGCCATTAATTTCGGGTTTATTTATTTAGCTAAAATGCATTCATGAATTGAAAACCGGCGGGGCAGGATGCTTCCCCAACGCGCGATTTCATTCATAGCGATAATTATCATTTTGCGGCGGTTAACGTCGAAATATTCAAACGGTTTGCCGATCTCCTCAGTACGAAATGCGCAGGGATTAGCGCGATTAGCCAGCGTCATAACGACGAATTTAAAATTGTCATCAAGTTTATTAAAATTACGCAGCGCACGATTCTCAGTCATTTTTAATTTCTGATGAAAGCGGGCGAGGCATTCTTCGCCGCTCATTGCCTGCGGCTCTGCCTTTGTGCAATCAGAATTGTTAAATAACTTTGTCGCCGGAATATTTCCAGCAGTGCTATTTAATCCGTTCATTTTGACCTCTTAATAATTCTCAGCAAAATTTCAACCGCTGACGGTTTGCGCTTCGTCTGTAAACTATTTAACAGTTCTGACTGACCATGTGACGGGTGCCAGCGCTTACCGTTTTTTCCTGCAATCCAGCCATGCCCGTAATGCATGGAAGGACTTTGATTAACCAGAAGGGACGCGAACGACGGTTCATTACTCATCATCGCCTCACATATACCCTAAAGAAGCACCGAGGCCGTTTACTGCATCAACCATGCTCGACATGGCCGGGTTAACTTGCAGGCGCGCCTGCAATGCCAGTGCGGTCAGCGAAAGCATGCGAATGCCCGAGTTAACGCTTTCTATCATGCTGTTTTTACGTGATGGCGTAAGGCGCTCTTGCGAAACCGCATTGCCGGCCAGTTGGCCGAGCTCACTCATGGCGCGCATGACATATGTTTGCAGCTTTTCTTCAGCCAGCTCATTAACCGGCACGCATGGCAGACAATGAATCTGCGCGAGAAAACCATCAATGAGAGTTGAGTCTTCGGTTAGGTCTGTAAGCGTCCAGATTTCGCGGGGCGTTAACTGGTGCGGTTGTTCAGGGTTGAGCTTATTCCAAAGAGTGTGCGGCTTGATGCCCGCTTTAACTGCAAGCTCTCGAACGTTATGTGATGCAGAGAATTTCCGACACGCGTCATTAAAGTGATCATGTGAGGAAACACGAAAATCTAACATGCAGTAAATCCTTTTATCTTACAAAATTAAGTTACTGAAACACTGCATACCGGCAGTTGATGGCTTGTGCTAACAGACGTGCGCGAAAGGCGATCATGTTGATGCGACCAAGCCCACCCTCACGGGTACGTGGTACCAGAAGCAATTCGCCGCGTTTAACCATCTCTTTCACAGTGTTCAAGCTGCAACCGTACTGTTTTGCAAACTCGTCATACGAGAGGAAGTCGGGGCCGGAAGGAATTGCAATTTGAAGATTCATAGGTGATTATCTCCGGTTAACTGTGTTTTTTAGTACGTTTTGACACATTTGCGGTGTGTTGAGGCAAAGATTAATCCCGAATTCGGTTTTTGTAAACCTGAATTTAGTATATTGGGCTGTCGATTATGGTAATGGAAGGCGAAGGAGTAAAGCAGGTCATAGAAAGAATGCTTGAATCTTATGGAGTTAAGAGCCGTCACGCATATTCTGACATTACAAAAGTTCCACTTTCAACTATCAGTAACTGGGTCAAAAGTGGGAAAGTGCCTGGCGATTACATCATTCAGTGCGCCTTGGATACTGGTGTAGACATAAAATGGATAATGGATGGCTCTGAACTTACAAATGTAAGATTTCAGGCGGGCAATTACCCAATGCAGGGTAAAAAGCTCATGGACGTCATGAAGAGGTCGGGCGGTAAAGAGATTTTGCAGCGCATCATGCAAGCATACGGTTTTACGCTGCAAAAAGAGCTCGGAGATCATCTAAATATCCCTTCAGCAACGATGAGCGCATGGGTTCGACGTGAGCATTTTCCTGGGGACGTGGTTATTGTTTGCGCACTAGATACAGGGGCTTCTTTGTATTGGCTGTCAACTGGTAATAGGTTGATGCATGAGGAAAATAAGGAGAACCAATCAAGTATTAGTCTACCGAAAGGCCTCAGACAAATTAATAAATACAGCATCCATACCGGGAAATTTACTGACGACGGTAAATGGTTCTGTGATGAGTCTCTTATTGAGCCAACCGTTATCGAACCGGCATTGATTGTTAAAAATGGTCTTCGCTGGCTTATAGATATTGATGTTAAAAATGTTGTCAATGGTCGTTGGCTTGTCGATGTTGATGGGACAAATGATGTTTACGATATTTCGCGCTTACCGGGTAATCGTTTAATCGTAAAAAATGAGTCATCCCAATTCGAGTGCCTAGTTGACGAAATCAAATGCGTTGGAAAAGTATTCCTGACATTGAGTAAGAGTATTTAATAATGGCTGTTAAAAAACTGCCTTCAGGCGAGTGGCTTTGTGACTTTCGCGTTGATGGTCGTGATAGCCGCCGAGTACGTAAGCGATTTGCCACAAAAGGCGAGGCAGTATCTTATGAGCAGTATTATCGCGAGGAAGCGCAAAATAAGCCTTGGCTATCAGAAAAGGAAGACAGGCGAAAACTAAGTGAGCTGATAATGCTTTGGCATAATCTCCACGGACAAGCCCTTGTGGCTAGTAAGTCGAGACTGGCAAAGCTGAAAATAGTCTGCAACGGAATGGGTGATCCCGTTGCCTCCCAAATTACCGCCAAGGATTGGGCGCACTATCGCGACCGGCGTTTACGAGGTGAAATCGACAACGGTTTCCACAAAGACAAAAAAAAATGGATCGCAAAACCGATTACGGTTAACCGTGAGCAGCATTATCTTGACGCCGTATTCAATGAGCTAAAAAGACTTGGGGAATGGAGTTTACCTAACCCTCTGGAAGGGATTCGCATATTCAAGGAAGCCGAAAAAGAAATGTCATGGCTGACCCTTGAGCAGATCCCTCAACTTCTTGATGCCTGTAAAAGATATGGCAAAGAAGATCTGACGATGATAGTGAGGGTATGTTTGGCTACCGGCGCGCGATGGAGCGAAGCAGAAAGATTAACTCGTTCGCAGCTTTCGCCTTGCAAACTCACGTTCACCAAAACTAAAGGCAAAAAAAACCGCACGGTTCCAATACCAAAATATCTTTATGAGGAGCTGGTCAACCGGCAGGGTCGTATGTTTAAGCCCTGCTATCAGGACTTCAAAAAAATGCTTCTGCTGACCAATATCGAGCTCACCGAGGGACAAAAGACTCACGTTTTACGCCATACGTTCGGTGCGCATTTTATGATGCAGGGAGGGAACATTTTGGTTTTGCAAAAAATCCTTGGGCACGCCAACATTCGCGAAACTATGAAATATTCGCATTTTGCCCCTGACCATTTAGAGCAAGCTGTCGAGCTGAATCCTCTAAGCGCAGCAATGTCCACAGAATGACCACGCAGGATGTGCAAGGCTGAGCGAGAACATATTAAGAATGTGCGTAACTTATTGACAAATATATAAATCCTTGATTCTAAAAAACGTAAATTGAAAGCGTCTTAACTAAGATAGCGCACGCGCTACATCCAAAGCGTGTTATAGAACAAGGGGTTAGCGTAATGCTAACCCCTTTTTTATTGCCGTTGGCGGCACAGTGGCGGCAGAAAAACAGGCGATCTACAGGCATAAAAAAAGCCTGCGGATGCAGGCTTAATGAGATGGCGACGTTAGCGCAGGCTGGCAGGCGAAGCGGTGGGCGCTGCCGAAGGCCGGACAATATAGCGTGCCAGCGATTCATGGGTGACAAATGTACAACCACACTCTACGTTCTGACACTGGTGATAACGCTCTTTGGTTTCGGTACTGAGGTAGCGGCTTGAGCGCGCATGCGCGGCCTGCTGGCATACCGGACAATGCATCATAATGGGGTCTCCTTCGTGTTTATGCCAGTTATGATAACTCTTAAGCTTGCAAATGCAAGTTATAAGTTGTTTTTGCCCTTTTGTACGATTTCAACTGTTGTGTTCTGGATGTTGACCTCCAGTTCCACTTTGCTGATAAAACCCTGAGTGTTCATGGTATGGGTCACTTTTTTGATCACCCAGAACGTATCGTCGATCGCTTTTTTAAAGCCGGTAACGATGACCGGCATTTCAGGCCGCAGATCTGCCCGACCGAACGCAAGCGTAAGGGAAAATTGTGCACCATAACGTTGAATAGCACTCCATTCTGCCTGAGCCGCCCGTATTGCCTCTTCCTGGTTTGCGAAAGTCGTTGTAAGTACCAGAACATTATCGTCCGCACCGGCCGTGTAGCCTGTCGACTCTGTTTTCTCTTTTGAGGCTGTGGCGCTGCTGACCGCCTGCGGATGGGAAATGGGCGTGACCTTCTGTTGCGCTGATTTTCTCTGCAATTGAACCGTATTCTGGTTTTTGGGCGTGGCGGTATCTTGCCAGTAAGCCGTGACGCCAGAGTAGTTGATGCGATCGGCAACCGAGAAATCATGGCTGTCGCCATCGCTACGGGCTATTGTGGCGGAGGGCATCGTTTTGCCCCCCACCATGCACATACCGGGAACGATGAAGAATAATTTCCCCGATTTGACGGCGATCTCTGCACCGTTACGCCGCGCCAGGCGCGTCAGAAAATCTGCGTCGGACTCTTTAGACTGATCGATATGCGCAATCTTAATTTGCGACAGCGCAGGTGGCAGGCTGGTCTCCAGCTTATTACGTTTCGCAATCTCCTCAACGATGGCACCGAGCGTCGTATCATGCCAGGAGCCAGACTTTTGGCTGTTCAGGCTACCGCGAAAATCCGCGCTTTTGGCGGTAACGCTAACCTGATCCGGCGCGCCTTTATGGCTGACCTGGTCGACGATAAAGGTGCCCATTTCAGTCAGCGCAGCACCCTGCCAGCCGATGGCCAGCGTGATAATAGTGCTCCGCTCCGGCATCTCGATTTGCCCGTCAGCATCATCGAGCGTCAGCGTCAGCATATCGGCTTCAAATCCCCGGTTATCGGTGACTATCAGAGATATCAGCCGGGACTGAATATTGCCCGTAATATCCTTTTCCCCGAGTTTTAGCGAAAATGCCGGCGTTCGTACCCGTGCTAAGCCGTTTGTAAACGCATTAAGCATCAGAACCTCTCCAGCATGTCGGTCGCCAGCTGCTTACCCTGGTCATAAATGTCGCCAAACATCGCTTTCAGCGACTCATCGACGCGGGTCAGCTTCAACGTGAAGTTGATTTTGCGCGGCGAACCGTCCGGGTAAAAAAGAGCGCCGGTTTCGCTGACGCTATTAATCACAAACATCCCGTAAATCATGCCCGTACCCTCAATCAGCGGCCAGGCTTTGCCCTGTTCCGCCATCAGCCGTACCGCCGAAAGTGACAGCGTGCCGCCGGTAATCTCCGGGAAGAGTTCACCAGTGATAGTTATGGTGTCGTTTTCCGGCCCGGTGTACTGAAAGGCGTTGCGTTTACCCATGCGCGCGTTGCTGGGCCATCTGAAGGTGCTATCGCGTTGCATGGTTTGATAGGG